CCAAACGATTAGGAACAAAGAAAAAGAACGAGTCCAAATGGAGATTATCCATAACTGGGAATAACGGGGTAGCCAAACGCCCGAACATAGTGACTCGACAATTAAACGTATCACCAGGCAATACCTCCTCACACATTATGGGAACCAAATAACCACTATCGAAAGTGGTCTTTAGCGTTTTCTGCATAGAAAACTTAGAACGCGGAATATCCGCTTTAGGCACCATAGCAAAGTTATGTGCACTAGCCGACTGATTGTGAAACATGAAAACTCCTAATTAAAAAAAAGCACCCCCGAAGGGGTGCAAGGGTCAAACAGATTCAGTTGAACGAATCACGTCCTTACCACGGACGAGAACAGTAGGTGAACCCTCACGAATAAAAGCACCATTTGAATCATCAAATTGTCCCAAGAGGTACAAATCAAAATCATCAGGATGTTTATTAAGGGGATTATCAGCAGCAGACCGATTAACTTCATCGGTAAAATCACGAACCGCAACATTGCGGTGTGGAACAAAAAAAGGACGGTTGAAAACTTCAGCCGCACGATCTTTAACAGAAACTATGAATTGCAACATTTTATTGACCTTTATAAAATACGTTTTGATTGATTTACACGTGAATCGCTAACAGTTTTTCTAGCGATCTTACGAATTGGCTGATTTTCATACATTCTCATTTCAGCATCCGCTTCAGCTCTTACCGATTGCCGAAATTGCATATCTAAACTTAAATCATGACCCATCTCCTTTAACAAGTTTTTGTAATACCTAGGGACTGGTGCCCTAGAACCCTGACTCGTGATAATACTTCCAGTCGGAAAAGCATCCGACATAAAGTAATCACGAAACCAACCTTTGCTAATACCTTTAGACATAATCATAAACTCAGGATTAGGAAAGATTAACTCTCCAGTCTCTTTGTCTTGATGAAGTGGAAGTGGCATTAGTTTGTCAGAAGCCTTAATTTTCTTGAGTATATACCTAGCAATGTAAGCAGCACTCTCAAAATTTAATTCTCCTATTAGGTGATTCCCTATGGGGAAACCGTTGGCGTCTGCCCAATGTTTAGCAACACTAGGAGATATGAAAGTCCTGTCGCCATTAGCACTACGACCAAAAAGCACACGATCAGAATTAAAGTCCATTCCAAACAACGCAATATGAAAGTGAGGACGTCGGGTTTTTTCTCCATACTCGCCAGATGCTACGTATTTGAATTTCATGCCAGCTTTACGCATGCGCTTGAAAAACCTTTGTAGATCGTCCTTCCATAGTTGTCCGTGTTCAGGTAGATGGTCATCATCATACGTGAGGTTTAGCATACAGGACTCTTCGTGCATCATCTGTTCGTGGGTAATCCTTATCGCCCACTCCCGAGAATATGCCAGTCTGCACTCGATACATTGACCGCATTTCAGCGGGCCATGTGTCGGATGAGACCAAAGAGAAGTACACACAATACCTTAGAAACGAATACCACCACGCATAGGGGCAGTAACAATATTAGCCAACTGGGTACGACCCATATGATGTCTAAAAGTCTTGGCAGAACTGTGTTTATTTACAGGTGAACGATGCAATGGTTTCATTTTACTCTCCTAAGGAAATTGGTGTCAATGGGCACAGTTACATCAAGTAGTTAACTGTGCCCTACTATATCAGCTTTCCGACTTTGACGTCGGTTCCGCAGCTAAATCTTGTTCAGATTTAGCAACGGCAGCTTTGGGAACAGCCAATCCCAAGCGAATCGCCTCTTCTGTATTTTCGGGATTAGCGAAAAACTCAAGGAACTCTTGGGGGCTGTTATTAAAACGAGCTCTTACTTTAGCGTCCATACGCATAAAGTTTTCGTCCGCTTGGCGGACATAATTCATGGCGGTCTGATAGTCAAATTGACCTTCAACATCCATAAATTGAGGCATTACAGCTGGTGTTGGTAAAACACCAGACTTCATAAAACGATCAACAATAGTATTAATATCAGCTTCTTCTTTAAACTGCTGTTGCGTTAAAGAATCATCCTCACACTTAAGGCCAGACTCTTCGCTGGCCAAATCACGATCATAATTAAACGGAGTACGCAAAAACGGTATTTCAATTTTCTTCATTTTCATTTCCTTTAAAAAATATTTAGCCATTATTTCTTATGAATAATAGTTTTAGGGACAGATGGTAAACGAGACATTACACGATCAACAACACCACCAACTAAATCTCCACCGATATCGGTAACAGACTTAATCTCTCTAGCATAAACACCAAGCATATCAGTATCTAAAATGGCTTTCATTTCCATATCAGAAATTAATGATTTATTATGCATTTGAGCAACAGTTTCCTTCAAAACCTTGGTTGTCTCAGTCTCAGACTTAGTACGTTGATAAAGCAAAGCAGTATCAGCAGCCAAATTATTAGCAACAGCGCGTAAACGCTTCTGTTCTAATTCTTGAGTCTGCAAACCACCAGATAAAGTCTTAGATTCAAGTTCAATCTTACCAATTTCATTAGCAATTTTATCAATTGACTTTCCAATCAATTGATTTTGCTCATACAAATTCATAGCAGTAGCACCAGAAGTTGTAGTTTGTTGTCTAGTGTAATTAATTTGAGAAGGAACCTGAGCAGAAGTAGCAGCTTGCGCTGCACCAGTAACTGGAGACTGATATGTAGCCATAGCACCTGATGGAGTACTTGCGCCTCCACCTTTCATATAAGCCAACATAGGATTTAAACCAGCAGCTTGCATATCAGCAACTTGCCTTTGATAAGCAGTATTAGACATACGCTCCTGAAAATCCATTTGAGCTTGGGCATTAGCTTGATTAGCAGTATTAGTATCTTGTTGACCAAGATAACCCAACCCCCCAACAAGGAGGGTTGCAGCAGCAGCATCATCAATTCCAAACATATTAGAAATGGTCAATTAAGCCTGGTACAGAGTACATAGGCATTGGACGAGCAGCAGTTATATCAAAAAACGCATCCAACAATAATTGTTGTCCGTTTGCAGATGTACCAACTGCAAGATTACGACTAAGTGGAGGTGTATCTTGAATAAAAGTACTATTCAATGTAGGCAAAGAAGTGAATTTTTGCGAATAGTGCCATGGGTCAATAGTACCCGCACTAGTAGACTTAAATAAACCAGTAATTTGCGAGGGGTTATAACGATATTCTGCCCAACGCTCTTGATAACCAAAAACCGAGTTGTCTTGAGTGGTATTACCAGTAACATAAATCTCCTTGTTCAAAATAGCTTGTTCGCCGAGAGTAGCAAAAGCAGGAAAATAATAATCATAACGAGTGGAACGAGACCATAACTTTCGCAAACCTTGCTGATAAGTAAGATCGGCACGGACAGATACCAAACCAATAACATGACCATGCTCCACAAACGATTGAGTAAAACCATGGCCATTAGCCATATAAGTTCCAAAAGCAGCCAAATTACCTTGAGGAGTAGAGGTACCAGTTGCACCAGTAGCTCCAGTTTGAGCAATAGGACTAATATTAATTAAAGTAGAACCACCTCCCAAATATTCGGGACGTTGGAGCCTAGCATCAGGGCTACGCACACCAAAATGTGCAGTAATAATCTCCGTATAACGAGTACCGCCCCGAGCATCTCGCTCCAAAAGTTTTTGTATTTGAAAACTTTGACGCAACTGATTGATAGTTGCAGCAGTAGCAGAAGACAAATCAGCATATAAAGAACCAGGAGTTACCCACATACCCTGAGTGGTACTCCATGTACGATCACCAGTAGAACCAGTAGGATTAACACCAGTCTGACCTAAAGGAACAGGCTGAGATGAGACACCATAATAATCATAAGAATGAACAACACCGGTACCTTGAATTGGTGCAGAAGTACCTAAAGGCAAAGTAACAGCATTACCGCCTTTTTGAGGCCAAGGCAATGCAGAAGTAAAATAATCATGTCGTTTACCACGACGTAACAATATATAATTAGTAGAAGCAGAATAATCAGGTGAATCAGACTTATCAACTAAAACTGAATTTTGTAAGTTCTGATCCCTAAACCACTGGTTGTATATCAACGAATATGCTCTTATAGGGAGCGCAGAATGTGAAACCGTATTACCAGACCCAACTTGTCCGACAGTAGGCAAGCCAAAATAGTCTTGCAACGATCCAACTGCATAACCTCCAGTTGGGGAAATCTGTTGAGGGATAGAGTAGGAAATAGAATCGGCAGGATTATCTTGTTCCCCCATAAACTTAACCCAATTGTTCCAAACCAAACGATTAGGAACAAAGAAAAAGAACGAGTCCAAATGGAGATTATCCATAACCGGAAAAATGGGGGTCGCCAAACGACCAAACATCGTGACATTAACATTAAATGTATCTCCCGGCAAAATCTCCTCACACATAATAGGAACTAGCAAACCACTATCAAAAGTAGTCTTGAGAGTTTTCTGCATAGCGAATCGAGAACGGGGGATGTCAGCACGGGGAACCATT